TACAGGCCGTGTCTTTTACTCTTACGTCTTGGTTAGACACTGACCCCAAAGTATCCACTCGCGCAGCTAGGAATATGTAAAGGATTTAACATGGCAAGTGGCGATACTCTTTTTATCCTGACCCCACAATCATACACGCCCCCAGCGGCTAATTACGCAACGCTAGACACGGTAGCAGACGCCTCGACTCCAGCCATGAGCATCCCTGTGCTGGATTTCGACGGGTCTGCAAACGAATCAGCCGACTGGTATGTAACCGTCCCAAGTCATTACGCAGGTGGTGGGCTTACCTTTTCTTACGCTTACGCTATGAGTTCTACGGACGGAGATGCAGTAGAAATAGAGTTTCGAGCGTTTCCTTTTGCTGATGCGTCTTCGATATTAACCGCTGACCTGGGCATGGATGGACGCACCGCCGTAAACGTGGTCGATGACCCAAGTGCAAATGCTAACGAGTTTAACATTACAACTACTGGCAATTTGACCCACGGTAACGCCGGTTCACCTGCGGTTGGTGCGTTTATAATCATCCGAGCCACACGAGACTTCGACCACGCCGCCAACGGAAACGACCTCCAATTACTTGCTGTGCATGTAAAGGAGACGTAATGGCTTTATCGTTTGATGGCAGCGACGATTCGCTGACGCACTCTGGGGCTATATTCAGCGGGGCGACAGACGACTACAACTTTAGCCTTTCAGCTTGGGTTAAACCTGCCGAAAGGCACGCCGGATCAATCATTGGCGCCGACGCCGGTTCGGGTAACGCGGGACGATTTCAATTGTTTTCGACCGGCAGCGGCAGGTTTTCGTTGCGAAGGTCTGCAGGCTACATCTACTCCGGCGACCAATACGCGAACGACAATACCGACTGGTTCCACGTATTAGGAACGTTGCAGTACGGGACCAGAGCCTTATATGTAAACGGGGTGAGCGTTGCCACGCAAACTTCAGACATAAGTCTAGACCCAACAGCCGGAACCACGTTTTACATTGGAAGTGATCACTCGGGTAGCTTCTGGAACGGAGTTATAGCGGAGGCCGCCGCTTACTCTGTTTATCTGCCAGCGGGTGACATAGCTTCTCTTGCTGCTGGGTTTAGCCCAGCTTTAGTGCGACCTGATAAGCTGATTGGATATTGGCCTTTAGGCGGGGGGCATTTTCCCGCTACAGTAAACCCTATTGGCAGTACGTCATTAAGCGTAAACAGCAGTCCTTCTGCTGCCGACCACCCACGAATCATTTATCCCACTCTGCCATTAGCAATTATGGCGGCGTCACAAAGTAGAGTTGCTAGCATTATGCTTCAACATAACCAATATGCGGGAGGTGTAATTTGAGCGGACGACCTATTAAAGCAGGATCAACTGACCAATCCACGGTTATCCGCATTATTGATAGCGGTGACGGCACACCCGAAACAGGCGTAGAGCATAACACATCAGGAATCGACCTGTGGTATCGCAGAGAAGGTGCTACTAAGGCGTCCTTAACAGAAGCCGCCCTTAGTGCATTAGACGCCGCTCACGGTGACGGGGGAATTGAGCATATTGGGGACGGGTACTACCGACTTGACCTTCCAGACGCAGCAGTGGCAGCAGGAAGTGTCGGTGTGGCTATTGGCGGGACGGTTACAAACATGATAGTTATTGGAACCTACCACGCCTTAGTAACGAACAACCCCTACGGAACCATTGACGTAAACGTAACCTCTCTTTCAAGTGCAGCCATTACCGATGTGTGGAGTGAAGACCATTTGACAGAAGCATACGCCCCAGACGGAGACACCGCCAAACCTTCGGAACTGCTTTACATGATTTGGTCTGCAATCCAAGAGTTTGGTATTAGCAGCACGACAATTACCTCCAAGAAGCTAGACTCTACCACAGCGATGACTTGGACAATCGACGACTCCGCAAGTCCCACCTCCCGTACTAGGGCTACTTGATGGCGATCAAAGATATAATCGGACCTGGGTTTAAAAACGGTGCGAAGTTCATCGTAACCCGTGGGTTTGGTGTGTCCCTAAGAGGGTTTTTCTTTGAGTCTATGCAGATGACCCTGACCCAAGGGGGACGTAGACGCTACAACGTAGCCGACTCACCCACAGCTTCTACTAATAAGGGTTGGTCGTTTGAATCCCTGCAGGCCATGATTACGCAAGGTGGCTCTCGGAGGAAGTAATGCACCGCACTTCCGAGTCTGTTTCTATCCACACTCTAGCGCCACAAGAAAGCGGCTTGTTTGGCGAATACACTACTTTACACGGCCCTTCTATGACTGCTTCATAACAGTAGTCGTTGGATTTATAGGTCTTAACCGTGATTACCGGATCGACCTTGTCCTTCTTGATGTTGGCTTTAATCTTGTGCTGATTGATGTGGATGACTTTTTTCATCGCACAGCCTCCAAGATACCGTCATAGGTAGAGGGTAGAGGTTGAGAGCTTACAACCGTGTTGCCAGAAAGGACGACGAGAGAGGGAAGTTGGGTGGCTGAACTTATAGCTGCCTGAACCTGAGAAGGAACTTCCCCCTCTCCCGTGGTTACGTCCTTGTCGAGAACTCTCGTCTGTAGACCTTCGGAGGAAAGGAGTTTTAAAGCACCCGTTACATAAGGCTCGGGAATGCTTTCCGATGATTCGTATACTACGACCACCATGTCGGGGGGCGAAAGGGGGTAACCCCCCAACACAGCAATCAGTAGCAGACCCAAAACGATAGAGTTAAGTAGTTTTCTCATAATCTCCGGTGGTTGCAACCCGCCCCACCTCCGAAAGTGTCATTTCGTCTAGTTTATCTCGGTCCACGCCGCATTGAACTAATAAGTTTTGGGTTTCAATCAACGAGTTATACAAATTAGCTCGGTCGCTTGGAGTAGTCGACCGGACACGGCTGGTCCATGACCACAAAAACCCCAGGGAATCCTTGTTAATTACCACTAAGGCAATTAACCCGCCAAGAATAACCCATATCTTATTGTTTTGAATTATCTCAATCATAATGTTCCTCCAGCTTCCTTAATTCTGAGCTTATAGCCCTCAATCATTTCTTTCAATTCTGTTGCGGTAAACTTTACTGCTTGTCGGCGTTTTTGGATTAACTCGTCTACCAAACCTTGTCCGTAATGCTCAAGCATAAAGACCGTGTACTCCGGCCCCATACCCTGACGACATACATTGCAAGCGTAACATTGGGGGAAGATACCACGTTCGTCAAATAAAATTCCATTCGTTCTTCCTCCGACAAAATGCCCTGCTTGTATTTGTTTCCAAGGCTTACTGCATCCGCAAGTAACGCATTTACATATCCCGCTTCTAGCTGACTCCAAGCGTATTGCCTTGCTTAATAACGACCACGCCTTTTTCTTTAAGGACGTTATGGAGTCCTTCTTGGATTTCTTTTTCATCGGGGTAAACCTTTTCAACTATCATCGCAATATAATGTATAGCTTTAAGTATGTCTTTGATCCCATCCTTGTCCTTGTGGCGAAGCATGTACTTAAACACACTTGCTTCACCGTGCTGTATTTCGTTAGCGATCAAAAACTCTGTAAGCTGAATTTTATATTTTGAATAATGGGTTCCCCCTATTTGCAAATCAAATGAGTTCACGATAGCCTTTCTGCGACTGAAACAAAGTAGCTTTTCCCATCGATAATCGGGACGTTTACATGAAGAAAGTCACCCGTAGAAGTAATAAGCTGTAGTCCGTATCCGTGCGACCAGTTTGACACATTCTGGTGCATCCATAAAGGCTGTAGACCACATAAACACCCAGGACTCCATGCACCTATGATTCCCTGAGAGACAGTCCTGATAGTAAAGCTATCACAACGATGAGTATGTCCATAGCAGATATTTCCGTTGAACCTTTCAACGTGAATTTTTGCGGCATTTATGGAGGTAGAGACCCCGTGAGTGAAGTGACATTTACCCAGCTTGATGGTCGCTGGCACTCCCAGGTCGTGATAGAACTTTCCCTGTCGGTATAGTGGTATCTTCCTTTTATCTAAGCAAAGTACTTCTTCTACCGCGTAAAGCTGGCGAAGGTGTTCCGCTTCTCTTTTGATATCTGGCGCACCAGACCGCATCGCAGAAGTAATACAATACTTTTCTATTCTCCGTTCGTGGTTACCTTCTAGGTAGTGAAATTCTGCATTAGGGCAGATTTCTTGCAATTCATCCAAGAATGTATTGGTCGCTGCGCAATCATCCTCGTATGAATAGGTAGCCTCGGAGGTGTAGCCCATTGTGTGGTGTTGAGCGAGAAACCCACCGCAGTCCAGATGATCCCCCAGGAGAACAACCTCTTTGGGGTTTAAGTGTTTGGCATCATCTAGGAATGCTCGCAGTGCATGGGGGTCTGCGAAGCACCCGTGGGTGTCTGGGACCACAAGCCGAACGTAATCCGCTTTACTCGAACGAGATTTACGGGATTTAGGTAGGCGGTACTTGGCTTTCCTCAAGTCCTCGATTTGCTTCTCGTACTGATCGAGAAGTTTATCTTTAGCCTTGAGTCTGTCCTTGAGGAGTTTTAATTCCTCGCCTTTTACCTGATCCTTGTCAATCTGGCGTTTAAGGTTTGCCATTGATTCTACTCACGTTAGCGCGGAGTGTTTTGGCAGCTAGTCTCTTTCGTTTCCATTTCTTACGAAAGAACCTCGCAATACCCTCCCACCCGTGGGACTCTACAAAGCTAGGATCATTCTTAGCTATCTTTGCAAACTCCTTGAGGTCGCGCATCTGAGCAGGTGTCAATTGATCGGTTAGATTTTTACTCCCAGCCAAGTCAACATTCTTCGCTATTTCGTCCTTTAACATCAATCTCCCTCCGTGAAGTGATTGTTTTAACGGGTATCTCAATCTGCGGGCCGACTTCTTCGCCCCCGTCAGTCATTGTGAGATAAATTGTGTGCTGCGGGGTTCCAATCCGTTGCTCCGCAATCAAGAACCCAACAGTTTTGCAGACATACGGTTCATCGGCTGCGAGAGAACGGGCGTCATCTATATCCGTCCACTGGTCCCCGACTACTGAAGCGTCAATCCATTCGATCAGCAGTAGTTTCATTTTCTCGATAGTCCTAGTTCCACCATGACATCGTGAATTGGTAAATCGCAGTAGTTGCTGGCCTTGAGTACCTTCCGTTGATCCTCAATATCCAGTTCCTCGAAAAGCGTAAAGTCTATTTCCTTGGGTTTGCGTGTCTTTAAGTCTGTGTGCCAGACCCTTTCTATTTTCCCAGAAATCCTAAGAGTGATCCATCCTGTTTTCCCCACGCGGACCACTTCCCCGTAAGAACCTTTCTTCTTGGACCACAGCTTTTTACCTATTTTTATCTTGTCTAAATTCATGGATTGCCAAACAAACGGGTGTATTATCTATTGTGGTTCGCATCTTTTCTCCTTGAAGGGGTGGTGAGTTTTCCTCCAGCTTGCCACCCCTTTTTTTATGAAAAGCACTTGATATAATGTCCTTTAATAATGTCCTTATTAGGTTACGTGTAATAAATAAAAAATATTTATACACTTACGTCATCTATACCTAGACATTTATATTTATTTAAACCGTCTAGGTATTTAAGAGTTTCTGAAGCGCACTCAGCGCACAAATCTATAGGAGTATGTCTATATTCCGATGACCTTTTTTGCGCACTGGTCATGAAGTAGAACTCTGTAACCCCACCAGCCTTTTTGCAGTGGTTACAGTACTTGAGGTGGATGGTTCCCATGACTTTTTTAGAACGCAATGTCCTCTTGGCCGTCAAGGTCGATTAAAGACTTCTGTAAAGACTCAACATCCTCAACCGTCATAGAGGCGACTGGATGGCTCTCTAACGCACTATCGTCCGAAGGGGTGTCAGTAGTCAAATGTGGCTGAGAAGTCTTCACAGGGGGCGATATAGAGGGATTCCTGTGCGATTCTATCTCCAACCAGTACTTGTGGCACTCATCGGCTAGAAATTCTGCGGTTTTATCTAATCTTTCCTTGGCTTCTTCGTCAAATTTCTGAAGGAGGCCATCGCTGGTAATTCGCGACCTTTCAAGGTTGATAATCTCTTTCATCTCACCGAGTTCAGCCAGCATCTTGGCGATGTGTGGGTAAAGCTGGGGCCATTTCTTCAACTCCTCACGGTCTTCTTCTGTGATGGAGTCGAGTGTCTCAAGAGTTTCGTCCCTCAACTTGGGCTGGAGCCTACGGCAGTGTACAGCAATTCGGCCAGGATGATCCTGGGGGTACAGGTCGTCGGGTTCCTCCATCAAGAGCGAGCTGGCTTTAATTGCCCACCCTTCGTCGTAGGGCTTAAGAATATCGTACCATTTACGATAAACCCGCTTCCTCTCTTCCTCGTCCATCTTGTTGAAAAAGGTCTTGACGTTCGGGAAACACGCGAAGTGATCCTTCTCCAGCCATATTTTGAATTGGTGCTTGTTCATCCTTCTTCTCCAATCTGTACTCGGCGTAGCTGCCGTTGTCGGTTTTTATGGTATTCGTAGAGATGTTGTACCCCTCCTTGCGAAGCACAAACACGCTATCCGCAAGTCGGGTGTTTCTGTAAAGCTCGATTGCGTCCATCGAGGTAATCGGCTGTCTCTGTAAATGCTGCAAAACTAAGTCTTTTTTACTCATCTTTTTCATCTCAACCTCCCTTAATTATTTGCGCTAAAGCCATTTGCTTATCTTCTTCGCTCATACGCGAAACCGTTTCCATTATTTCTTTAGCTCGTAACTCAAGCACCTGCCGCTTAATGTCTAAATCCATCTCTTCTGGTGACTTTTTAGGTGGAACCCTACCGACCATTTGCTTTAAAAAATCTCTTTTTTCCTCATAGTCGTACACAGAAAACAAAACGTACTCATCAACTGCCTTGTAAAGGTTCCTGCCCACTCTGGAGCCTTCAGCGTTCAAAAGGCGGTGATCGTCTCTCGAAAGGTCATCCATTATGCTCATCTTAGTCCCCGTATCTGTTTGTTATTAAATTGTTCCAGTAAAACTCGCCATGCATGGTCGCGTAACTTACCCTAAATCCAAGTGTTTTCGCCGCTAGGTCTTGCTCGAACTCAATGTCGTCAGAAGAAAACCTGCTTTTGCTCCGCAGGGCGTTCGCCCTTTTCTGCATGTGTGCTTTCAATTGCTCATGCTGCTTTTCATCCACCCTTCACCTCCTTATCTTTACGGATCATTTTCCGCAGTGCGTATTCCTCAATACCGTCCTCAAGACAGAGTTTGATCCAATCGTGCCTATCCTCTCGGTCCCGAAGCACCCAGTGGTGAAACCACGGAAGCTGATCGCAGCGTTCACATGGCTCCCACTTCTCGGCACATTCCTCATACTGACGAATTGTGTGCATGAACTTTTCCGAGGCAGGTAAAACCTGGGTCCACGCTTCATCCGGCATGGAGCGACCCTCAATATACAAATCACCGACATACCATTTCACATAGTCCATGACGTTGACCGCTGATGAGAATCGCTCCATCCAGTCGTTGACCTCTGCGATTGCAGCGTCACTAGAATGGCTCATTCGCAAGCTCCTCCTGCATTACTTTGTTATACTGCTCGTTTGCGTAGGCTTTTCGAGCGCTATCCTCCTCGGCCTTCTTCTCTGCTCTCGCTTCAATTTGGCTCTCGACAGCTTCCATGATGTCGATTGCATCGGAAACGCTTCCTGGGATCGATTTCTCGGCACCGTTCGTCCAAATAGTAATCGCACCCTTGAAAATCACCTGATTCCTGATGCGAATATCCCGCTCTTGGAGTTGCCCAGGTGTCTGTGGTGAAGAACTAGAAACGACTGTGCCGCCATTAGGATGCTGGGGGAAGTCGTCCTTACGATCCTTCTTTAGCCAAGTGGCCTTCCCACTCTTCGACGGTTGTAAATGACCATATATAACGTCATTTTCATTAGGCTGGTTGTCTGGTTTAGTCTTAAGCAATACCGTGTCAGAAGAGCCATCAATCTTGCACGACCAAGTTATATTTCCGTACTGATCGGCATCGTCGAAAGCTCGCGTAATCTGCGTAATTGTGTAGTCCTGTGGCATAGTTTCCTCCTAATGAATTTCTGGGGGTAGTTCGTTCCCCATATGGTCGGTTGGCGCTTCCCGCTCTTCGGCTAGCTCAACGAGTTGCCGATGTAGCTTTTCTAGCTCCAACACTGGAATAGTAAAAGTAGTGGACACATTCCACTTATCAAAAGCACGCACTTCTAAATGTTCCCTATCCTTTTCGTCCTTGTGGATATGAACTAATTCAGCCGAGACTAAATTAAAATCAAGAGTCATATTTTATTCCTTAAAACAATTCGGGCCGGCCAATAGTGGGCATCGTACCCCAAGGCCTTTCCCCACTTTAGAAACAAATCCTTATCGATGGACTTCTGCTGTCCATTCTCAATCTTCGAGATGAAACCCTGGGTGACCTCCAGCTTCTCAGCTAAATCATCCATAGACAGTTTTAGTTCAACCCGCCTTTCACGAATCTTTCCACAGTATGTCGAGTCAATGCCGATACGATTCATCGCACACCTCAAAAAAAGTGGGCGCTTCCATGCGCCCTAGTTCTTAATCCTTACATTAATTCCGCTTGCACACGCTCGCGGAGTGTCAAAGTGGCACCCAGTTCAATGAGATGCTCCACATCAAGGAAGTCATCCACGATAAAGAAATCATTCTCAGGCATCTCAACCTCCTCTTCAGCGTGGTGGAAATGCCCTCTGTGTGGATCAGTCTCAATCTGGATAGCAACTCTCCCGTCACCCGTCTTTGAACCCCAGACGTTCAATCTGGTGCCCTCAGAGCAACGTATGCGCTTGATAAGCTCCCAGTCCTCTGGGCACAACGCACACAACGGTTTGTCACCGAATCCCCGCAACTTACTTGCTGGGATGAGCTTAAATTTACTAGGCATTCTTTTCCTCAACTTTCTTAGAATTTTCGGTCCACCAAGCGTCGAGCGCATCAGTAAGGTCGCGCACCTGTTCTTCGCCTGCGTAGAGGGTCACCTCATCGCCGTTCTGCATCGTCAAATTGATGCAAGCACCGCTCGGGTGGCGGTCGTAAACAAGCACTCTCGCCACGTGTCCAGCGTTCACAAATTGCTTAATTTCCATCTTTCTACCTTCTTTCGTTTGGGAGTGGGTCACACTCTGGATAAAGCTCCTCTTGGGCAACACGCCCCCTCTTCTCTCTAAATTCCTGCACATACGGGTCTTTCGACGGCAGCGGTCCCTCCATATCGACAACCCCTTGCGCATCGCTCCGCGTTAGCCCTTCGGCTTCCAGCACCCTGACTCGCTTTTCGTAGTCACCGCAGTTTGGGCAGAGTTCATCCTTGAAATGAGTCATTCGACAAACCTTACATCTCGTGTGGTCACTCATTTGATGTAGACCTTCCCCTCAATCTTCTTGAGCCGCTGGGTTAGTTCCTCGTAAATTTTCGATGCCTCTTTCCTCATAGCTTCGTCTAAGGTCTTAAGAGTGTCCTTGCGAAGTCTCTCAGCGTCCCGCTTTAAATCATCGAAGAAAGATGTGGAGTTATTCTCCTCGATCAACTCCTTTAGCTGGGCTTTCATATCTTCCATGACTCCTTTATCGGTCCCGTATATGGGATCATCCCGCATATCCTCAAACAAATCACGCATTGTCAGTTTCTGTAATCTATGCATCTCATTCCTCCGAATAATTACCGTGGTAAGGATTGGGGTCGTCATCGTAACGACCCTCGTGAAAATCATCCCGCATATGCTCATCTTGTGCTGGGTACTTACTGTGGCACTCGTCACACAATTCCCCCTTTGATGGGCTCTTATTCCCGCATTCTGGGCACTTCATACGTTACCCTCCTCTAAATCCCGCTTTACCCTCTTCATTTCAGGGGTGAGCGTGAAGTATTCAGCCATCTGAATTAGATTCCGCAGAAGACGGTCCCTCTCTTCTCCTCTCATATCGCAAAGCGTGAACCAGTACTGGAAGCAATCGTCTTTTGCTAGATTCTCGATAATCTTTTGCTGGTTGTATGTTTCGACGTCCATCATTTCCCCCCCCATATATCGTCCATTTCCACTGCTTGTCGAGCAACGTACCCCAGAACAATCGCTGAAAATACCGTATAGGCTAGTATAAATCCCATCATTCCCCCCCTTTGTAAAATAAGATGAACAGAACAGAAACAAACAATACAAAGAGCGATATCTTTAATTCCATTATAGAATATATCCTATCAAATAAAAGAGGGGACAGCGAAGCCGGAGTCTATTGCCTTTTGTCGATTGGTAGTGGTTGCTGCTTTGAGACGCAAGCCGACCACAACTCCGCGTTTATCCTCAAATCTCAAATCAGTGGTATCACCATCGATTACGGGAAATCCTTTCCACGTGTCGGGGAGTGTCTGGAATTTAGACCGATTGCCAACGAATCCACGACCGGGGTTATAAAAGACTACTGCAGCATTGTGTCCAGAGTCTAAAATCCGGACAGCATGCTTATCATTGCGTTCGTCTCTGGAGAATGTGACCCAGTAGTTTTCAAGGACGTTACCGAAGCGTTTGGGATTCTTAGAGTAATCATAAAATTGAGCCCCATTCTCAAACAATTGGGGGGCTATCTTCTCCCAGGTAACGTCAGAAAAGACATTGAGACGGATTGCAACCCGTTTTCTACGATTGCTGGCGGTTTTTACCTTGTTTTGAATTTCACGATTCAAACGAGTCAAAAACCATTCACGTTGTTCAAAATACAATCGCTTCCGGTTTACTCTCCCAGCATTGACGCCCTTAAACGTATGACCATTACCAGTGTGAACCAAACAAGGATCCATACAAGCCCCAGCAAATGGGCATACCTGATAACCCCCCATCGTATGAGGGGCCAACGATAGGCCAAAAGTCTCAAAATGCGTACCATTTTTGCGTAGCTTTGTATTTGAATCGCCTTTTCCTAATAAGTTTGCTGGCCTTTTCATACATCCCCCATTCTGTTTTGCAATAAAGACATAAAATCCCTTTCTAATTTAATACGCCGCCGGGGAGAGTGTTCTTCAATAGAGCGTAATGAATTTCCGATAGAACCACCTTAACGGCAAGAGATGCGCCATTAACATGATCCACGCTATCCCCCAGCAGGCCGTATATTTCAACCGCAGCATCCTTAGATAGTCGCGAACCACTAAACGCAGACTTCAATTCCTGCAAACTGACCCATTCTCTGAACGTCATATCTAACGAACCATGAAGCTTATCTAGTTGCTCTTGAGTCTTCTCACCACTATCTATCAGGCCCTTCAATCGTTCTTCAGTAGCCTCAATACATCTTGCAATGCTCATCATGTCCCTTTCTACTTAAGCCAATGTGTATTCCAACATGGAATGTAACCTCAGCTATTCTACACATCGACCACGCGGATACAAGAGCATAAATATAAATAAAGCAAAACACCCCATAGGCCCTAGCACACTGGGAGATGAGCAGTACAGTGAGGGGACAGCATGCACTGATCAGTG